TGTAAAAAGCACAACCACAACAGGAGTATTGTCCATTGCTGTGGCAGGTACTGATTATCAAGCACCTATCACACGTACCACAGCTAATGCTACCACAGCTAGTTTGGCCAATGCTGCCACAGGAAATCTAACCATAACTGGTTTCAAAGGTTATGTGTTGTATAAAATACAGACTTCGGCAGCGGCTTGGGTTAGAATTTACACTGATGTTGCTAGTAGAACAGCAGATGCTGGCCGAAGTGAATTAACAGATCCCCTTCCAGGAGCCGGCGTGATAGCTGAAGTTATTACCACAGGAGCAGAAACTATATTGATTAGTCCAGGCTCAATGGGATTCAGCAATGAAAGTACTCCTTCAACTAACATTCAGTTAGCAGTTACAAATAAAAGCGGCGGTGTGGCGGCTATTACTGTTACACTAACTGTGTTGCAACTTGAGGCCTAATATGAGCGACTTAAAAGAATACGTTGTTACTGCTCAGACAATGAGCGACGCTGATTCAATTATTGCAGATATGGAGTCACCTAACGGAAATCTTTATATTCCTAACAGACAAGTTAGCATAACACAGTTGAGAGAACTTAGTAGAAACATCGATGCCAATGATAAAAATTGGGGACTGTATAGAACCACAGCAGGCAACACATTGGCAGGCTGGGGTACTGATGCTTCATTTACACAAACAACGCAAACTGTGACTACAACCAGCTCAGGAAAGAATGTGGACGTTGTGGTCGTCGATGCGCACATTAATCCCCTTCATCCTGAGTTTGCTGTTAATGCAGACGGCACTGGTGGATCAAGAGTTAATCAATACAATTGGTTTGCGTTAAGTGGTATTGTTGGAGTAGGCACTGTTGGTGCTTATGATTACAGTGATATCTCCAGCAACCACGGAACACACGTGGCTGGCACAGTGGCGGGCAACACACAAGGCTGGGCACGTGATGCCAACATCTATAACATGGAATTCAGCTATGTAGGAGCAAACTCTCCTGCCAACTGGGAACTTTATATTTTTGATTATCTCAGAGCATTCCATAAAAATAAAACTGTTAACACCACTACTGGAAAAAGAAACCCAACCATAACCAATCACAGTTGGGGCTACTCGTATGATGATATTCAACTATCGTCAATTACCAGTGTAACTTACAGAGGAGTTACTACAGCAGTGTCAGGAACTGATGCGGCCAAAAAAACCATATTGGAAGCAAACGGTGTTCCGGTTCCTGGCAGCACATATCTTTATAGAATGCCCTATACCTATGCTGCCCTCAATGCCGACGTAGCAGATGCCCTAGCAGACGGAGTTATTGTTGTGGCGGCGGCTGGCAACAGTTTTTGGAATTCTGCATACAGTGGCGATCAAGATTACAATAATAGCATTAGAAGCGGTGGATTTGATTATGTTCATTCTCAAGGATCAAGTCCTGCTGTAGCGCCTGGAGTAGTTGTTGTAGGCAATGTTGGTAGTGCCCAACAAGAATATAAAAATAGCTCAAGTAACTTTGGCAACCGAGTTGACGTATGGGCTCCGGGAACCAATATTGCGTCCGCAGTCTATGACTCAACTGCTGCTGCCGAATTTAGTATTACCCTAGTAAACGATCCTAGAAATGCCAGTTATAAACTAGGTAGCATTTCTGGAACCAGTATGGCATCACCGCAAGTATGTGGCCTGTTAGCCTGTTATGCTGAACAAAATCCAAATCTAGGTTCAAGCGAAGCGTTAACTTATCTAATAACACATTCCAAAAAGAACCAAGTCGGAACTACTGGTGCAAGCATTGCAAACTATCAATGGTTTGGAGATAACGGAAATAATCGATATCTATTTTATAATTTAGAAAGACCCGTAAGCGGACAAAGTCTGCCAAAAACCACATTTAAAAACAGACCTACATCAGGATCAGTTTATCCCAGAGTGCGCATACGAGCAAAAGGTTAACTGATAAATACACAAAGAAAACACAATAAGTGGAGATATAACCGTGACTAGTAATGTAACATACGCAGGAATTAACACAAACTTCCCTGTAGCAGGGCAAGACAACGATACGAAGGTATTTAGAGATAACTTTGCTACAATCAAAACTGGACTTGAAAATGCCAATATAGAGTTGTCAGCTCTACAAGGAACGGGCGAAAATTATTCCGGAGCAGCTAACCGTGAAACTGCTAACGACTTTAATACCAATACTATCTCAAATGCTGTATTGTTAACTGTTAGAGATAAAAAATTCGACGGTGGACCATACGGAGGTTTAGTTCCTGGATACCAAGGCGGCAATATTAGCTTCATGTCGGGGTCATATCAAGTATGGCAATTTGCCCAAAGTTGGACTGGTGCCCAAGCTATCCAATTAGTTGATTTTCCCGGAGCAGTGGGCGATACATCATCTAGTGTCGGTAAAGTACGGTTAGAACTATACAGCGCAAATTCAGAATCAAAAACTATATCATTTATTGTGCAAAACGGAACAACTATCAAACGCTTGGGGTTTCCTTCGGGCCCAGGCCCACTTACCAGCGACCCTATATATCCTATTACAGTTAATGTGGTAATTCCATCTAATACTAATCCTATCGTAATTGATGTCTGGCGTCACAGTAGTGAATTGGTATTCTTCCATTATATTGGACAGTTTTCCTAAAATGTTTAGCCCCCTAGTCGATGATCTTAGTCACCTCAAAGATAACGAGGTTGAAGACAAAATCTTGGAATTGAGCAAAAAATATTTTGTTGCTCAACGATTAGGCAAGACAGAAATGTTGACACAACTCGCAACTTTTGTTATAATGTATAAACAAGAGATGTCTAAAAGAAATGCAATTAGACTAAACCAGCAACTGGACGGCGATTTGGGTCAATTAATTAATGTGGACTAACAGCACACAAGAACAACTTATAGAAGGTGTATTAAGGCATGGTCCAGACATACTGGCCAAGTGTCTTGCAGATTCTGCCGAATTAACTCAATACCTAGAAAGATTAGATATTGAGCATTTAAACTATCCCCGACCAAAACAAACTATAGATGTTGCTAATTGGCATCTTCCAAAAGAATATCAAGAACTAAACATTACAGAATTTCTAATTCAAAATAGTCCCAGTATTAATCACCAGCGTGTAATTCAAGAAATAAAATTGTTTGAAAAACACAATATGATACCAGTACTTAGAACTATGAAATATGTAGTAGACACATTAAGGGCCAATAATGTAGTTTGGGGTGTAGGACGTGGCTCTAGTGTAGCCAGTTATGTTCTCCACATCATAGGGGTCCATAAGATTGACAGTATTAAATACAATATACCAATAGAAGAATTCTTTAAGGAGATATAAAATGGGTAAAACTCACATGAGTATGCGCGGTAAAGAAGTTGACATGGAAAAGTTAAATCTTCAAAATGAGCTGTTGCCAGCAGTAGGCAATATGAAAGTAAATGCTCGAGGAGACGAAATCGGTGTTGGCGGCAAAATTGTGCGTACAAAAGAACAAATTTTGCAAGACTACTATGCAGCAAATCCTAGAGCTGTACAAGAAGAAATTGCCGCACGTAGAAAAGGTTAATATGAGCTTTGCATTTGAAGCCAAGAAGGTTAAAATTCGTGCATTGCCAAAAGACATCCTTGTTGTTGACATGCACATGGGCGAGCAAGTATCCAATGGCGGCATTTTTATTGCCAGCGACGACGGTAAAGCACATGGTGTTAAACCACGCTGGGCCAAAGTATACAAGGTTGGTTCAGAAATTGATTTTGTTAAAGAAGGTCAATGGATTCTTATTGAACATGGACGTTGGACTCGCAAGATTAAAATCAACGACGGTGACGGTGACAAAGAATTTCAAAAAGTAGAAACAAAGTCTGTCATAGCAGTAGCTGACGAAAAACCAAATGATTTTTATATTGGGCAAGAATTTGAATCGTTGTCATCAAACATTCGCCCAGAAGATTTTATTAATCAATAATGCATCTTAAAAAAAAGGACTGGAGCATGGCCGACATCAGTAGCCAAATACATGCACTGGCTAGAGAATGTGCCAGTCCTTACAATGACGGGTTCACTGCATTTGAACTTAAAAAAGATTTACACCTTTTAAAAGAAATAGTCGATCAAGCATTTGAAATGTCTCCAGACTTTGGAGAAATTGAAAAACAGTGGTTGACAGAGCGAGAAAAAAAGCGTATCATTAAGATATTAAAGTCTTAAGGAGATACAAATGACTAATCCGTTTCGCGATCAAGCGAAATTTATGACTGCTTGCGATCAATCCGTAGGTGAGTTTAATACGGGACAGTTTAATTTATACACTAAACTGATCGAAGAAGAATTCAAAGAACTTAAAGTAGCAGTAGATAATGTTGATCAGGTCGAAACTCTTGATGCATTAATTGACATTGTTGTTGTTACCATTGGCGCTATTCACAGCATGGGCGCAGATGCTGAAGGTGCTTGGAAAGAAGTCATGCAGACTAACTTTGCTAAAATTGATCACGAAACCGGTAAAGTGCGCAAACGTGAAGATGGCAAGGTTCTAAAACCAATTGGATGGGAACCACCGGCATTGGGGCAGTTTATAAAATGAGTATAAACGTTTATTGGTGTCGCTCGATGTCAAGTATGCAAGAAGTCATAGCTGCTGGTGGTGGTATTGATTCATTTATATCACCTCTCCGTGTAGCGGTACCTGAGCCGCTACTCAAACACATTGATTACAAAGAATTTTTTGGACCGGCAGTATCAAAATGTCCGGCAATTGTTGACGATTTAAAAAATATATTTGTCATCAAAAGTCCCGTTTCTATAAAAATAGAAGTTGGTAACACTAGAATGAATGTTACTGGACAAACTATTGACTTTGCAAAATCATTCTTGGGAAATCCTCAAGGAAAATTTGGCATACATCAATTAGGGCTGGGCTATTTGTTCTTTTCAGACAAGAGCCTAATGGCTACGCAATTGCCTGCATATTACGATCAAAATAGTTTTACCGAAAATACATTTGCTATTTCAGCTAGTTTTGATATTGGTAGATGGTTTAGGCCTGCAGCCAAGCCTGCTTTTATAATTAGACCAGGTGTAAAAGAAATTAATATAAAAGAAGGCGATGCATTAATTTATTTTAAATTAAACACTACCGAAAAGGTCAATTTAATTGAATTCGATAATCCAAAAACTAATTTAGACAATGAAGAAAACCCTGCTGTGTTATGCTCTATGTTAAAAAAACAATCGCAGGGGATTATTCCGTTAGCAAAATGTTATGAATATTTTGATCAATTTAAGATGAGACAACGTATTTTAAAACTTATAAAAAGCAGTACTATTAAAAAAGGAAATTAAAATGAGTAATTTAGATGAAGCAATTCAAGATATCAAAAAAGCAAAAGCTGCATTAGAGATTCCTGAAGCTAAAAAATATCCAGATGCAAAAAAACACCTTTACATCAGTCTTGTAAAAAGTATTATTCGTATTGGAGCAGGTGGGTGTCTAATTCAAGGCAACTTGTTGTTTGCTGGCGGCTTGTTAATTTTTGCTGAAATACTTGGCATTATTGAGGAATTGGTGTAATATGAGTATGGATCAAGCTTCTGTTTGGCTTGCTGGTAGTATATTAACTACCTTGGGCTTTGTTGTAATTATTGTTGGTATTATTGTGGTTAATAACATCTTGCACAAATATTGGAAACCTGTTAAAATATTTACTCCTGATAGTTGGAAGGGGTTTAATCCACCTGTCGAACCATACATTGAAAAGGCAAAAGAATGAAAGACTTATGGGTAGAAAAGTATCGTCCGAATACCGCAGACGGTTATGTTTTTAGAGATGATCATCAGCGCAAACAAATTGCCACATGGATCAAAGACAAAAGTATCCCACATCTGTTACTAAGTGGTGCGGCCGGTATTGGCAAGACTACACTGGCTAAAATTCTTATTAATGAAATTGGCATTGAAGATTACGATGTGCTAGAAATCAATGCCAGTCGTACTAACTCAGTAGACGACGTTCGTGACAAAATTACAAACTTTGTTCAAATGATTCCATTTGGTCCGTTTAAAGTTGTACTGCTAGATGAGGCAGATTATCTGAGTCCCAACGCACAGGCGGCGCTACGCGGGGTTATGGAAGAGTATAGTCAGACTAGTCGTTTCATTCTTACCTGTAACTATCCCAATCGAATTATTCCTGCTCTCCACAGCAGATGTCAAGGATTTCATGTTGAACGCACAGACATGACAGAGTATACTGCCCGTGTTGCTACAATTCTTGTAGAAGAAGGAGTAGACTTTGATCTTGACACATTAGATAACTATGTCAAAGTTGCTTATCCGGATTTGCGTAAATGCATTAATCTTGTACAACAAAATGTCAACGAAGGAAAATTAGCGGCGCCTAACAAAGCAGATGGTGGTGAAGCAGACTGGAAGTTCGATATGGTTGAACTGTTTAAGGCCGGCAAGATTACAGACGCTCGTAAACTGTTGTGTGGTAAGATTCGTGCAGAAGAAATGGAAGAAGTGTATCGTTGGTTATACGACAACCTTGCAATTTTTGGATCTGAGCAAAATCAAAATACTGCTATTCTTGTAATTAAGCAAGGACTGGTAGATCATGTAGTATGCGCTGATTCTGAAATTAATTTAGCAGCCACACTGGTCAAACTTGCAAAGATTGATGTCTAAAAAAAAATCTAATTTAGCAAAAGGAAGAAACAGTTACGATTCTAAAATAGGCGGATCGATTATTCCATTTTTTAATAGGAATGTAACTCCCTATCCTACAGAAGCAGGTGGTCCAAAATTTGATTTAGTTCCTGTTACTAAACAAAAAGACATCATGATTAATCATGCTAGGATTTATGCCCAGCAAGAATATGATCGTATTATGGAACTGGTAGCTGTATTAGAAAAGCAGGCTCAAGATATTAAGAGAAGACTGGATGTTACTGATGCAGTGCATGCTGCCGAATATCAATTTCAAATAGTAATGGGGCAGTGTTATTGGTTAGTTTGGGACAGTAGGAAAGAAAAAATGATATTGACACATCACAGCCCAACAGATTGGAGTAGTGGGGCTCCGGTCGATTATGTATATCAAACTCAGGTTAAGTATATGGGAGACCATACATGGATGGAAATAGAATGAAATCATTTTTAAGATTTGCAGGAGCGCAGATTCCTGTTAGAAAAACTGTCGAAGAAAATATTATTACGCTTAAGACTGCAATTGATTGGGCTAGCGATAATGAGGTACATTATTTGGTTACCCCCGAAGCATCATTGAGCGGATACATAAAAGGTTTTAATATCAACGGCGATGTAGTAGCTGCGGAAAAAGAAATTGTATCTTATGCTGTTAAAAAGTCTGTGGGATTATTTTTAGGAACGTTATGGGTTGACACTGATCCCGGTGGCAAAGAAGTTAAAAGAAATCAACTTAGAGTATACGATTCTACAGGAAAATTTATTGGGGCAGTTAATAAAACTCTAATTTGTCCAGAGGATCACGATATAGGTATTATTCCTAACAAAACACCCGGTGCTTGTTTTGTTCCAGGCACCGATGAAACTGGAAATCCTATTGCTATTAGTGCGGCAGGATTTATATGTAAAGATCTTTACGGTCGATCAAACTTTCCTAATCTACCGTCAATGGCTAGAGAAGCTGGAGTTATGATTGGCATACATGCCACAAACGCCATGAGAAATGTCGGTGACGTTTACGACAAGGTAATGTACGACTGGCATAACGCAAACTTGCAAATTGTATCTTATCTAGCAGGTGGTCCTTTTATTACTGTAGACAATTGCAATCTCATGAACGGTGACGACTGGGATGGACAAACAAGCAGTCCCAGTGGTGTACTGATAGGCGGCAAGTGGGTGGTGCAAGTTCCCAGTCACGGCACCCAGTACTTCTTTTATGATTTTCCGATAAGAAATCTAATTCATAGAGACTGGCCCAACGGTCCGGGCAAGAATTAAAAAAAGGGCCCTATGGCCCTTTTTTATTGATCTCCGTAGATTGCTAATATCTCCTTAACAGCTTCATGTCGTTCTACGTCATCCACAGAAAAATGACAAATGTCTACATACCTGTGATTTTCAAAGTTATTATATAACTTCAGGAATTCAAGCAACCCATTATTGCTTGGGCGGTCAGCCTGCTGTAGATCACCAGTAACGACCATTTTAGATCCCTGCCCTAGACGAGTTAGCAGCATTTTCATCTGACTAGGTGTTGTGTTTTGCATTTCATCGGCTATGACGACAGCGTTTTTAAACGTTCTTCCTCGCATGTATGCTAGTGGACTGGTTTCAATGATTCCTTCTAGAACCATGTGTTCAATCTCTTTTGCATTGTAATTTTCTGCAATTACGTCAAAAATAGGGCGTGTCCAGGGAGCCATTTTTTCGTTTAGGTCACCTGGTAAAAACCCATGCTCTTCGTCTACTGAAACAGCTGGTCTAGTTACAATAATCTTAGTAGCATCACCGTATTTGAGTTGATCTACAGCCCATTGTACAGCCAACATGGTTTTACCCGTGCCTGCTGGACCTGTAGCAAACACGATCATTTTAGTTGGATCGTTTAGCTTTAACAGATAGCCTTCTTGACTAAGATTTTTGGGATATATTTGAACTCGTGGACGTTTTTGATATTTTTTGTCTACTAGATTTATCACATTAGACTCTTCGTGATAATGATTAGCTTTCAGTGCTGTTGCTGCTCTTTTACGCTTCATATAAGGTTAGCCCTCCTTTTACGTGTAGGCACGGACCTCAAACCGTTTGTGTCCGTAGCCGAACACAAAAGTATTTAACTATCTTGAAAGAATATTATAAGTTACGTTTAAGTTTTGACGATAAATACAAATGGGAGAAAACATGGCCGATTTAAAAGACATTATTTCTAATATAGAAAACATATACGGGTCAAATAACAGCTTGAATATGCTTAAAAATTTCGAGCGAGTTATTGACGAACTAGACATCTACGTCTACGATAACTGGATGGACGGCGAACTTGTAGCTGGTCCTAAAGAATCACGCTATTTTATAGAGTGTACATTCATGTGGGATAAAGATAAAATGCCCGATCCAGAAGGCGGAAAGAAACTTCTAGACTACGGTTGTACAGTACAGTATGCAGAAACTTACATAACCAAAGTTCGTAAAATCAAAGATCCAGACGATATTCGTCCCGGAACAAAGAAAGGTAAAATTGACCGCGAAGAAATTTGGATGGTTAAAATTAAAATGCCTAAAAAATTAATGGCAGACATTGATCGTGGCCATAGAAATCTTGATACAAATAAAGTTCAAGACATCTTAGATCAAAATGGGGTTGCACAATCTCAAGAAGATGCTGGTGAACAACAGATACAACAGGATACTGCAAATGTTTAATACTTTAAATGAAGGGCTTAGAGCCAACGACCTCCAAGACATGGTACACTCACTTTTAGAAGTTGATACCTACAAATCAAAGATGGGCGAGGATCGCGATGTATGTGTTATCAGCTTTGGCGTTAAAGATCGTAATCCAGCAAAAGACCTAATGGAATTTATTGAAAAGGGCTACAGCTTTGTACTTGATGCCGACGTAAGCTCTGGCGAAAATGAAAATGGCGAATACAATGTATTTGTCGAGCTACCGAGGACTAGTCGCCTTGCAGAGCACATCAAAGAAATCACTTACGGAGTACGTAGGTTAACAGGCATTGATGATTTTAAATTTAAATATTACAAACATCAAGGTGTCCACGAAGTTACAGAACAACAATTAAAATCAATTGTTCCGTCTGATGCAGGTGCATACGATGGGTTAATGAACAAGTACAAAACAGAAGGCGTAAAACGTTTCTTTAGTAAAACACTAATGGACGACTTTACATTAGACGGTGACGTAATCACTATCTATAAACCATTTAATCAAAAAATTCAACTACGTATGGTTAAAGAAGGTGAAAAGGAATCAGTCTTAGAAAATACTACCGATGCAATTACATTGGATGAAAAAGCAACTAGCGAAGTATTTTGGCTTACTAAAGTATTAGGCGATTATAATATTAATAAAATTGGTGAGAGTTTTGTTTTTGAAAACGGAACCATGGCAATGCTGTTACAAAGGATAGATTAATGAGCTTTACATTTGAATTTACAAAAGAACAATTACAAGAAATGATTCCAAAGAATCCCTATGTGGATCAATGGTATGATGCTTGTAGTAATATACTTCCAGAATATGAAATTAATACTCCACAGCGTGTAGCAGCGTTTATTGCTCAGTGCGCTCACGAGAGTGCAGGGTTCACTGCATTAAAAGAAAATTTAAACTATCGTGCAGAAAGTCTTGTAAAAGTATTTCCAAAGTATTTTCCAGATCTAGGAATTGCAAAACAATACGAAAAGCAAGGTGAAAAAATTGCCAACAGAGTTTATGGCAATCGAATGGGCAATGGCGATGAAGCAAGTGGTGACGGATTCCGCTACTGCGGTAGAGGCCTTATACAACTTACCGGCAAGCAAAACTACACAGCATTTGCCGAAAGCCTTGAAATGACTGTCGAAGAAGTTCCAGAATACCTAGCAACATTTGAAGGTGCCTTACAATCAGCTTGTTGGTTTTGGGAAACAAATAATCTAAATCAATGGGCAGACAAGGGCGACATCCTCACATTAACAAAACGCATTAACGGTGGCACTATTGGCCTAGAAGATCGAATCAAGCATTACGAACACGCATTGCACGTACTAGGGGTTTGATATGTTTGGTTGGTTACTAAGCATTATGCCTGAAAGCATTTTTATTTTTATATACTATATCATGCTGTCAGCAGGTGTCGTGCTGTACATTGCCAGCAAATTAGTACAATGGATACCCATGATGGGTCAGTACAAATTACCAGCAGAAGTTGTTGGTGTTGTATTGCTAGTTATCGGGGCTTACTTTTACGGTGGCTACGGTGTACAGTCTGCATGGCAGGCTCGTGTGGCAGAATTAGAAGCCAAAGTTAAGGTTGCTGAAGAAAAAAGCCAGCAGGTTAACACAGTCATCGAAACAAAAATAGTTACAAAAGTTAAAGTCATTAAGGAAAATGTCTATGTCAACAGAGAAATTATCAAAGAAGTTGCGGGTAAACAGTTGGATGCTCAGTGTACTTTGCCTAAGTCTACTGTCAGCTTGCACGACAGCGCCAGTCGTAATGAAGTTCCCGAGCGTGCCGCCGCAACTGATGGAACCCCCAGTGGCATTGAAGCCAGTCAGCTCCTCGACAGAGTCGTTGAAAACTACGGAGCCTGCCACGAAAACGCAGAAAAATTGAGAATGTGGCAAGAATGGTATCGAGAGCAGAAGAAAATCTTTGAAAGCGTTAAATAATAGTATAAACAATAGGGAGCGTTGTTATGTTAGATATTTTATTATGGGTAGCAGTAGGAGCATTTGTAGGATGGAATTTTCCTCAGCCATTCTGGGCCAAAGCAATTCAGGAAAAGATTCAAACAATGTTAGCTAAGAAATAATAAACTAATAGGAGCGAAAACTATGGCAGAGGAAATTAAAAGCGCAAGCGAACAACAAAAAGAAGATTGGATGAATTCAAAATGGCGTCCAATGATGGGTTGGATGTACATGGCTGTATGTTCAGCAGATTTTATGTTGTTCCCTGTACTATGGAGCGTGATCCAAGTTATAGGTGGTGGTGAAGTTAAAACTCAATGGCAACCAATAACACTGCAAGGTGCTGGACTGTTTCATATTGCCATGGGTGCAGTACTAGGTTTGGCAGCATGGGGACGAACACAAGAAAAACTAGGTGGGGCAAATAATGGCGGACTTGCACCAGTATCACAGAGCGTCACAACAACATTTGGTCAACCACAATCAGGTGGGTTTGGTACACCGGCACCGAGCACAAGTTTTACACCGGCACCGAGCTGGGGCGCAACACCAATAGCAACAAAATCAGCACCAACAGCGGCAGGTAACGGCAAATTAGGTCCAGCACCGGCTGCTGAACCAGAACTGTAAAAGGAAAATAAAATGAAAAAAATATTAGTATTATTAATATCGTTAGCATTTATTGCTCCTGTTTTTGCAGCAGATGGGGCAGCAAAAACTAAACAGGTCTGCAAAGACACAATTGGCAAGGATAAGAAACCAGTTAAGAACAAAGATGGTAGCGTAAAACAAACTTGCAAAACTATCAAAGTGCATAAAAAACACGACGGTACTCCAGTTCCAGAAAAGAAAAAATAAGCACTCAGTAAATCTGTATTAAATAAAAGGACTGCTTGACACAGTCCTTTTTTTATCGTATAATATAAAGACTATGGATTATTACTCAACTCTTGGTTTACAACGTGGCGCAACAGACGCCGATATTAAAAAAGCATATCGTAGCATGGCTATGAAACATCATCCCGACCGTGGGGGTGATGAAAAGAAATTTAAAGAAATTAGTCAGGCATATGAATTTTTGTGCGATCCTCAAAAGAAACAAATGATTGATTCTGGCATGGATCCAACTCGTCAACAACAGGGTGGCGGGTTTTATCATCAAGGTGGCGGAAATCCATTTGAATTCCACTTTGGTGGTGCTCCTGGAATGGATGACCTGTTTGGACAAGCCTTTGGATTTGGTTTTAGGAATCAGATGCGCAAAAATCGCACATTAAATGTTAATGTTGAATTAACGTTGAACGATGTTATTGCTGGAAAAGAATTAAATGCTGAACTAAGTGTCCCAGGCGGACAATCAAAGATTGTTAATATTTCTATACCACCTGGTGTGCAACATGGTCAGCAAATTAGATATCAGGGAATAGGCGATCAAAGTATGCGTGATGTTCCAGCAGGCGATTTAATTGTCAATGTGTATGTTAAAGCTCATCCGGAATTCTATCGAGAAGACGATGACATCATTACTGAAAAAAGAGTAGATGTATGGCAAGCAATGTTGGGTTCTGCTATAGCCATTTCAACTGTTGATGGGAAAAATTTAACTATTAACATTCCACACGGCACACAACCAGATACAGTATTAAGTTGCAAAGGTGAAGGCATTCCAAACATGCGAACTAGAGTACGCGGTAATTTATTAGTTCGTATTAAAGTAGATATTCCGAAAAATTTATCTAAATCTCAATTACAAAAAATACAGGAAATTAGAGATGGAGTTTAAATTAGGGCCTCACCAGTCTCTTGTAGTGCCAAGCACTCCTTGGGATTTTGCAGTTGACGGAGATGCTGATCGACTTGAAAAAGACATGTGCGAATTTATGGTTGCAAATCACGGCATAGGATTGGCTGCAAATCAAATTGGTCTTACAAAACAAGTATTCACTATTGGTAGTAATAATATTCAAGGATTTCCTATTCCGTTTGCTGTGTTTAATCCTAAAATATTAAAAGTTAGTGAAGATGTAATTTTAGAAAAAGAAGGATGTTTGAGTTATCCGGATCTATGGTTAAAAATTAAACGTCCTAAAAAGATTCTAGTAGAGTATCAAAACAGTAGCGGCGATACGATCGAAGCAGAGATGGATGGACTAGTTGCAAGATGCTTTCAACACGAGTATGATCACTTGTTAGGCATTTGTTTTGTTGACAAAGTGTCACAAATGAAGTTAAACTTAGCTATGAAGAAAATAAGGAAAATGAAGTAATGATCGAACCAAGTCAAGGATTACAAACGGTTTTTGAATATTCAGTAAGTGTTGCTAAACAACACCAGCATGAATATGTCACCATTGAACATATTTTATATGGTATAATGAGTGACAAAGAATCCTACGAGATGTTAGAAAAATTTGGTGTTGATTCAAATTTTATCAAAACTAATCTAGAACATTATCTTAAAAATAATTTAGACGATATTAAAAATTCTAGTAACGATAAACCAAAAAAGACACATGCGGTAGAGCGTGTGTTGAATCGTTGTTTTACACAGGTACTGTTTAGCGGTCGCCAACGTATCGAAATTGCCGATGTAGTTATTGGCATCCTTAGTGAAAAAAATTCGTTTGGATTCTATTTCCTAACAAAAGGCGGATTAACTAAAGATAAATTTGTTACATATTTCCAAGAAATGATAGGTGACGAAGAACACGAAACTGAAAATGCAATCACAACACCTAATCAAATGGAGCGAATTATTAATCAATTCTGTACAAACCTTAGCCTACAAGCAAAACAACGTAAAATTGATCCGGTAATTGGTCGTGATGAAGAACTAGAAAAAATTCAACTAGTATTGGCACGACGCAATAAATGCAATGTATTAATGGTAGGCGAGCCCGGTGTTGGTAAGACTGCTATTGCCGAAGGGCTTGCTCGTAAGATTTTTGAAAAGAAAGTTCCAAAATTTATTCAGGATCATCAAGTATACACACTTGACGTTAGTTCATTGATTGCTGGCAGTAAGTATCGTGGAGATTTTGAAGAACGTCTTAAAGCTGTGTTAGGAGCATTAGAAAAGAAAGGAAAAATTATTCTTTTTATCGACGAAGCACACATGATCAACGGTGCAGGAGCTTCAAGCCAAAGTTCTAATGACATGGCCAATATGCTTAAGCCAATTCTCACTAAAGGTACAATTAAGTTAATTGCCTCGACCACATGGGAAGAGTATCGCAAGTACTTTGAAAAGGATCGTGCGCTGATGCGCAGATTCCAACGTGTTACTATTGACGAACCGACTGCAGAAGTAACTATTAAGATCCTTAAGGGTATTAAAAAATATTATGAAAAACATCATAATGTTAGGATTACTGATGCAGCAATTGAGCAAGCTGTCAAGTTATCTATTAAGTATATGTCAGATAAAAAATTGCCAGATAAAGCAATTGATATTTTAGATTGTGCTGCCGCACGTTATAAAATTAAAGACGATCCAGATATGGACGGTGTTGAACAATTGGTTGACATTGAACAAATTACTTACGAGTTAAGTAAGATGATTAATATGCCATTAGAAACAGTGGCTCAGAAAGAAAGCAAAAATCTTTCTGGATTAGAGGACGGAATGAAAACTGCGGTATACGGTCAGGATACTGCTGTTAACACGTTGCTTGATAAAATCTTTGTGGCACAGGCAGGTATGAAATCGCCCAATAAGCCTATTGGTAGTTTCTTATTTTTAGGGCCAACTGGTTGTGGCAAGACTGAAACTGCAAAACAATTGAGTGAAAAGATGAGTATGCCTCTTGTGCGCTTTGACATGGGCGAATATCAAGAAAAACACTCAGTGTCTCGATTAATTGGTGCACCTCCTGGCTATGTGGGGTATGAAGACAATGCTGGTCAGTTAATTACTAAACTACAAGAAACTCCTAATTGTATTTTATTATTAGACGAAGTTGAAAAAGCACACCCAGACGTTACAAACATTCTGTTAGCATTCATGGATAACGGATTTGTAACTGGTTCTAATGGAAAGGTTGCAGACGGACGTAATTGCATTTTAATTATGACCAGCAACTTAGGTGCTCGCGATAATGAAAATAATACTATTGGATTTGGTGAGCTAGGTAAAGAGGGCGAGGACGACAAAGCTGTTAAAAAGTTCTTTGCACCTGAGTTCCGTAATCGACTAGACGCAGTTATTAAGTTTACTAAACTAAGCGAAATTGTTGTTGTTCAGATTGTTAAGAAATTTATTAATGAACTAAATTCTCAACTTAAAGAAAAAGGTATCGAAATTACAGTCAATGCCTCTGCTACTAAATGGTTAGCAGAAAAAGGATACGATCGCAAGATGGGTGCAAGGCCGCTTGCTCGATTAATTGATAACAAATTGAAATCTCCGTTGAGCCGCAGAGTGCTGTTTGGTGATTTAGTAGATGGTGGAAGAGTCAATGTTTCGATTGTAGACGATGATCTAACATTTGAAATTAGTCCTATTCTAACTAAAGAACAAAAACGAGCTTCAAAAAAGGAAACACCAATAGTAGAGGTTCTTCAAGATGACGTTGAAAATAAAATACAGCAATAAAAAATTCTACAATAAATGGCTTTACAAAGTTAGTTTAGATGTCAGCGGGTGTGGAATCTTTAGAAATAACAATTTTGATAACATCAAGGATTACTGTAACGGTAAAGAAATAAACATCTCATTCTACGATCATCAGCAAAATGCGTTAAAGAATAAAGATATCATTTTAGATATTGTTAAATTTTTAGAAAATAATAAAGATGTATTATATGCACAACGAATAGAAAGAAGCTTAATTGATTTCTATTCTAACGATATCAAGTTTTATAAAGATTTTTTAAAAAAATTCAATAATGTTGTGCGATACGGGTCTGAACCTCTGCCCGGTCACGAAGATGATATTCTTAATTCTTCATATATCTACACTACTAAATTGCCGCATAACAAATACAAATTTAAAGTATATTTGTTGCCACACAAGTTGAAAAATAACAAAGAGCAAAAAACTAATTTCATTTCATGGGCTAGCGATCAGGATCCTAGAGTTAGAATGAGCAAGGCTGTAAAATCCTGGTTTATTAAAACTGAATGGAACTGGGATCGTAGATACATTTTAGTTGAAGATGAAGGAACATTGTTAATGCTTAATTTGAGAAATTCAGAAATTGTGGGCAGAGTACACGAGTATCGACTAGTCGATAAATAAGAGATGTCCAACGAAACTTTAATTTCATCCTTTTCAACCGAATCGCTCGATTCTTCTTTTGCATATACTGATAAAAAGCCTGGGGCTGGATATCATCGTCAATTGGATTGTACACATACCGCTGTTTACAATGTGAATTCGTTTGTAGGCACTATTAAACTTCAAGCTACACTAGCAATTGATCCGGCCGATGCAGACTGGTTCGATATCGATAATACTCTGCTAGGAACAGGAGAGGATAGTTCTTACTGGACAACATTGCATTCTGTAAATTTTACCGGCAATTTTGTATGGATTCGTGCTGCATACAACGTACAAAACGGTACTATTGTTTCTATTCAATATAACTTCTAAGCATTGTAACTAGATAAATATAGTATGACCTTACGGAATCGTACTATGAGAGATCTTATCACTAAAATTGAGCTTGCAATGTTTGAAACAGCGTTAAATTCAGCGGATCCTGCTGCCGATTATAATGCAAAACGCAAAGCCCTGCACGATTTAGAAATGAATACAATAGCTACGGACGACCCCGAAATTTCTAAAGCTATTCAACAACGTAAGTTAGACCTTGATAAAGAAGCAAAAGCCAAGGGTGTAACTACAGGCAAGGAACAATAATGCTATTAAAGGAAATGTTTTCACCTATCGGAGCTCCGCAAGACGACAATCAGGACGTCGATTGGCTTGACGATTTGAAATTTTTTATAGACCACAATAACGATCTGTTATCACAACATATTATGCCGGCTGTACATCGTCACAAAGAATATGTAGATCATCCAAATGCATATAAACTTTATATGAAACCATTAATGAAGTGTGTCAATGAATATTGTGAAACATTCGATGTTGAAAATAAAGAAGAATGTTTTCCTGTTGATAAAATTGAAGAACTAGCTAAAAATATGGCTTCTTCTCAAACCAATTATATTAAAGACAAGCAGTACGATTAATTATGTTATTAAAAGAATTGTTTGAGCAATCAGGAAAAACAGTAGCCGTTGCATTCGGTAGAATGAACCCTCCTACGATTGGTCACCAGAAGGTGGTTGAAGCTATTTTAAAACAAAAAGCCGATGCTCATTTTTTATTTGTTTCTCAAACTCACAAACCAACTGGCAAAAATCAAACAAGATACGAAAATCCGTTACCGTTTGATGTTAAGTTGGGATTTATACAGCAAGCATTTCCTAATATCGATATCGGAGATACATCTGTAAGCACAGCAATTGGCATGTTACAATTTTTAGAACAACAAGGATTTGAGAACGTTATCTTTGTTGCCGGTTCAGATCGTGTTGCATCGTTTAATGAATTGTTCAATAAACAAAACGGCATTGATTATAATCTTAAGTCAATCAATGTTGTATCCAGTGGTTCTAGAGATCCCGATGCAGAAGGTGCAGACGGTATGAGTGCAAGTAAAATGCGAGCTGCTGCAATTGCAAATGACTTTGAATCATTTAAGACCGGCTTGCCAGCAGGACTAGGCAGTGATGCCGATCAAGTATTTTCTGCAGTTAGACAAGGACTTGAGCCTTGGTTAAATCAAGAAGCTGTGCCCGAAGGTTGGGACGATGTTAAAAAATTCGGTAAGAAGGCTGCGGTGGCAGGTGCTATTGGCCTAGGTGCGTTAGGGAGTGGCGGAGCTTATGCTCAGAGTTCGGGAGAAGATTATCTTCCAGATATTGTTGCTCACGTTAAATTTAAAGTCAACGGCAAAGAAATATCTAAAGACATTAATCTAGGAACACAATACAAGTCTCCAAAAGAGGCGTCCGAAGCCCTTGAAAAATTCTTAAAGTCTAAGGGTATTAAATTTTACAATTTCAGTCTTGAACGTGTAAAACCCAAAGATGTAGAAGAAGGCTTTATGAGTTTTCTTAAAACCGAACCTGCTCCAAAAAAGAAAGCATGGGATCCTGCTAAAGATTCAAGAGTCATTAGCAATAAAAAAGATAACGACAATGCCTGGATTAAACTTTTACTAGATAAACATCGTAGAGGCATACCACTCACTGATCGAGAATGGAATTCTGTAGAACAGTGGAAATTAAAACGGGCAATGAAAGGGTAATTATGAAAGTAAAAGAAATTATTGAAGAACATAAGAAAGGTCGCAAAGCTGTTAGGCATAATCCTAAGCCGCGCAATCCAGTAGCACATGCATCTCAAAGTGTTATTGGCGGATCTGCATCAGGCGCACACAAAGATAAAACTAAAGAATTACCTCGTCACCAAAAACATAAAGCGGTAGTTGGTGAAGGCGATTTAAAAGAGTTGTCTACTGAGAAGCTGGCACAATATAAAACGGCCGCGGGTGCAGATGCCAAGAAAGCAGATGCGGACGGAAAGTATGCTCGTGGTGACAAACGTTTTAAAGGTATTAACAAAGCTACCAACAAACAGTTTGACAATGATCTTAAGAAGCATGGTCAGCAAGGTGTAGCAGAAGGTGAAAGCCAACATAGCGATATGAGCATAGCACAAGATGTCTATGCTGAAAATCCAGACCTTGATTCCGAAGATGACATTCTAAATGCAGCGTTTCCCCATGTGGTTAAAATGATGGGCGGCAATAAAAAACGTGCCAACTATATGTTCAACTACGATGAAGACTTTCCAGGCGAAATGATCGGTGCATACAAATGGCTACAAAGACAAGCTCACGATGTAGGCGAAGATATAACAATGGAACGAGATAGAGATCCAGAGGATTGGGATGAAGGTAATACTGAACCACCAAATAATTTTGCAGTTTATATCAACGGTAAAAAATGGAAAGTATTTGCTGGGCGTGGCACCTATGCTGACGACTATCGTGAAAAAGCTCACTATCAACAACTAAGAGCATGGGCTGATAAAAAATCTGCTGCTACTGGGAAGAAGTGGACAGTGTCTCCTACTGGCGAACCGGCTACAGCATAATGGACGAACTTGCTGATATCAAACGTCTTGCGGGTATTACAGAGTTTAAAGGGCTACAGCCATACGGCGGCAGTAACATCAGTATTACAGGTATGTCTAATCAAGAGTTGGAGCGAAAACATAATATCAAACCAGGAACCCCCGAATGGTTTCAACTATGGTTTTCAAAACCATACTTAACAGGTGAAAGGAAAATAAATGATTGAAATTTCAGAGTCAGCAAAAGTTAAAATATTAGATTTATTATCAGAAGAAAATAATCCCAAACTGGCATTACGTACATTTGTGCAAGGTGGCGGGTGTAGTGGGTTCAGTTACGGATTTACGTTTGACGAAGTGACAAACGAAGATGATTTTGAATTTCCATTAGATGAAAAATATAAAGTGTTAGTTGATGCAATGAGTATGCAATACCTAACCGGCGCTACTATTGATTATAAAGAAGACCTCCAAGGTTCTCAATTTACTATTAAAAATCCCATTGCAAAAAGCACTTGTGGATGTGGCAGTAGTTTTTCAGTATGAACCCAAATCAATACCCAGTATACCCGGAGGACGATGGTCATGACCGTTTCAGAAATCCTTACAGTCCTGTTTAAAGACGTTTGGCAGGGTGTAATACAATTTGGCTGTGGTCTAGGCGGACTTTTCTATGAAAGCAAGTGAGTTAAAATTACCAGAAGGAACAACAGTCTATGTTGACATGGACGGTGTTCTAGCGGATTTATTTAACCACGCAGGATCAGTAAACGATGTAGAGCATTACAATCAAATGACTCAGGCACAGTGGGAGGAGTTTTTTAAAAATTCTAATGCTTACGAGTTGTTTAAAAGTTTGCCGGTATTTCCTACAGCAAATAAATTATTACAAATGGTTGTTAATTATGCGGGCGGATATAATATTTTAAGCAGTCCGTTAAATTTTGACAAGGCCGGAAGTATCAAAGGCAAACGTGAATGGCTGTCAAAGCATATTAATGTTCCAGCAGATCAGATCATCTTTGAACACGAGAAATACAAATATGCAGTTAACTCCAACGGTACGCCAAATGTATTAATCGACGACTATGGTGTAAACATTCGAAAGTGGGCTGATGCTGGCGGCATCGCCATCAAGTATCAAGCAGATGAAGATAGTTTAAGTAAAGTATTTAAAGCATTACAGGCAGCAAGTAAAGGAGATGTTGACGAAGGGTGGAAAGACATCGCTGCTGCTGGAGCACTAGCTACTGGATTGGCATTTGGCGGAGCAGGCAATGCCGACGCCAAGTCTCAACCAACTACACAAAAGCCCAGCGTTATTCAACAAGTTAGTAAACAAGATGTTGCAAAAAGTGTTACAGGAAATCCGCACGAAGTGTACTTAAGAAAGGCAGCTGAAAAAGCAGGTATTACTGGTAACGAACTTGTATCGTTTTTATCACAATGTGCCCATGAAACTCTTGACTTTAAACACATGAAAGAAATTGGCGGTAGCTTAGATTTCCGCAAGTACGATCCTAAGTATGCTCCTAAAAAAGCAAAAGCATTAGGAAACAAACAAATAGGTGACGGAGCAAAATATAAAGGTCGAGGTTACATACAGTTAACTGGTCGTGATAATTACAAAAGAGCAGGCGCAGCATTAGGTCTACCGTTAGAAGCTAAACCCGAACTTGTTGAAAAACCAGAAGTTGCTGCCAAAGTAGCTGTGTGGTATTGGAAAACTAGAGTGGCTAATAAAGTCGATAGCTTCAAAGATACTAAAGCTGTTACTAAAACTATCAACCCTGGCATGAGACACCTAGATAAACGCCAAGAAAAACAACAAGCATTTCAGGTAGCAATGCGATGAAATTTTCCGATATAACACACCCGTATAAATTGTTTAGTGCCCGTATTAAAGTTAAACAACCCGGATACTACGAGATACTTGATACTACAATTACTGCTAAAGATCGCGATATGGCCCGAAGATTACTTAAAGCGCAGTACGGCAAAACAGCATCGATTGCCAGCATACACGAGATAAGATAAATAATACATTATGAAAATACGTGAAATATTCGAAGATGCAACAGCAGGAGCAACATCAGCGGCTAACGTCGGCTCTGTAGCTAACCCGCATATTGCTATCGGAAAAGATCGCGGAAATAAAAGCTATACTGGAAGCCCGGGTCGTAGCGGCACTAAAGCACCAAAAGTTCCTAAAGTTAACCAAGCAAAAAACTCCAACGGAACTGCTAAAAATGCCCTAGATATGAAGACCAGTATATTCGGCGGTGGCTCTGCCATCAAGAGATAAATACTTTATGCTCCAAAAAAAGCAAGGAAAATAAAATGGATTTCAAATCACTAGTTAGCAAAATTAACCAATTAAACGATCCCGTAGAACATGTACGGGCTCCGGTTCTACCAAAATCTGTACAGTTAGACGAAAACGCACAAATGCGTGTTCTAGCTGGACAAACAACAATTCTTGCTGAAGCTAAGAAACAAGCTGATGAAAAAGTTGCTGAAGAAATGAAAGTGGGCGATAAGAAAAATATTGCTAGCGGCACAGTTGAAAAAACTAAAACTGGTATTGTTCATAAGAGTAACAAGGCTTATGGCGGCAGTGAAGAAAAAGCAGCTGATGACGAAGACGACAAGCCAAAGAAGAAAGTCAAGAAAGAATCTGTTGAAGAAGCTAGCGATGCTAAAAAAGCGGCTCAAGACAAATTCAAAGCAATGATTGCTAAAAAGAAAGGCGAAAAGAAACAAGAAGTTAAAGAAGCTACTGACAAAAAGAAATGTCCTCCAATGTCACACATTAAAAAAATGTGTCAGGATGGAAAAACTGTAGCAGAAATTTGCAAAATGCATCCTGATTGCGACCAAAAAGAATTAAAACAAATGGTAGCTGATTGCAAAAAGACATTAGATGAAGGTGCTAAACCAGATTTCTTAGATTTAGACAAAGACGGTGACAAAAAAGAGCCAATGAAAAGTGCAGCCGGCAATAAAGGCGGCGACAAAAAAGATGGTAAGAAGGGTATGAGTGCTGCACAAGCAAAGTACTTTGGTAAAAAGAAAACAGTCAAAGAATCAGTTGAAGGTAAACTAACTTTTAAAGAAATGATCAAGCTCGTTCAAGAAAGCGGTGGTCAACAACAAATTGATCCAGTAGACACAGCATTGTTTACATGGGCCCAACGAGTTGCTGCTGCCAAGTTTAACGAGTCAGCTAAAGCAGAAATATACGCCGGTTTAATTTATGAACGCAACGGTGGCATATTTGAAATGTACGACGTTCTAGCAGAAACAAAGTAATTTACCGTTTGGTAAACAAAGCCAGTCATTAGGTTGACTGGCTTTTTTTATGACTGTATAATAGTTAACATAGGAGATATTAATATGGCTAAAATGTATGGTCCGGAAGAAAAAGCAAAACTAGAACGTCTTATCAATGAAGGCGGTAATGTATTGCGTGAAATTGAAGATCTAAGTGAAGGTTTAAAAGAAACTGTTAAGGCAGTAGCAGAAGAACTGCAAATTAAACCAAGCATTATTAATAAGGCAATTAAGATTGCACACAAAGACAATTGGAAATCACACGAAGAAGAGTGGGACGAAATTGAAATGATTCTTGGTGTAACTAAACGTCTACCTGAATGATTATTGATTTTTTTAAACCTACTGTAGATTGGATCAAAGATGACTATACTACTCATCCTTTTCGCTTTATTGTTGAGCTTCTTGCTTGGGCGATCTCTATCGGCTGCTCCATTACAATGGCCGTCACTGTACCCAACCCTCCATTACTTGCTCTTTACCCTGTGTGGATCGCTGGTTGTGCTATGTATGCTTGGGCTGCTTATACTAGGAAATCATTTGGCATGTTGGCTAACTACATCTTGCTAACCGCAATTGATATGTTTGGCCTAATAAGAATGATAATTAATTAAATATATGTTAGATGGTAGGCCGGGCCATAAACCGCACAATTGGTATTTGCAAGCCCTAAATTGCATAGGAGAAAAATTTGAGTTATGTAGACGCTTTCTATAATAGAGAGCAGGATATCATCAATGTTGTTGAGCGCAATGATAAAGGCGAACGACATTACAAAGAATATCCTGCTAGACATATTTTTTATTACCCAGACGCCAAGGGTAAATTCACAAACATTTTTGGACAACCTCTTTCACGAGTAAGTTCTAAAAACGTCAAAGAGCATCGCAAAGAACTTGCAATTCATTCAAGCAAGAAACTGTTTGAAAGCGACATTAATCCAATTTATCGTTGTCTAGAAGACAACTATCTTAATCAAGATGCTCCAAAACTAAATGTAGCGTTCTTCGACATTGAGGTAGACTTTGATCCAGAACGTGGCTATGCATCACCAGAAGATGCATTCATGCCTATTACTGCGATTGCTGTTTACCTACAATGGATGCAAACTATGATCTGTTTAGCTATTCCTCCCAAGACCCTAAGTATGGAAGAAGCTACTAAACAGGTAGCAGAATTTCCTAACACCATGCTGTTTGACAATGAAGCAGATATGTTAGACACGTTCTTAGATCTAATTCAAGATGCCGATGCATTATCAGGCTGGAACAGTGAGGGCTTTGATATTCCATATACTGTCAACCGTGTTACTAAAGTCCTAAGTAAAGAGGACACACGTAGATTTTGTTTATGGAATCAATTCCCAAAGAAGAGAGAGTATGAGAAATATGGAAAGGCCGCTATTACTTATGATTTTATTGGTCGTGTTCATCTGGACAGTCTCGAGTTGTACCGCAAATACACATATGAGGAAAGGCACACATACCGATTGGATGCCATTGGAGAGATGGAGATAGGCGAGAATAAGACTGTCTACGAAGGTACACTTGATCAGTTATATAACAACGACTTCCGTAAATTTATCGAGTATAATAGGCAAGACTGTGCGCTTCTAGATAAGCTAGATAAAAAATTAAAATTTATTGATCTTGCAAATACTATTGCTCACGAGAATACGGTGTTAATTCAAACCACAATGGGTGCTGTTGCAGTAACTGAGCAGGCTATTATTAATGAAAGTCATCGAAGAGGCATGGTTGTTCCTAATCGTGTACAACGTGATCCTAATGAAAGCAATCAAGCTGCTGGTGCTTATGTTGCTTATCCCAAAAAAGGTATTCACGAGTGGATCGGTTCACTAGACATCAACAGTCTGTATCCTTCAGCAATTCGTGCATTGAACATGGGTCCAGAAACTATTGTTGGACAATTACGTCAAGATGGTACCAAAGACTTTATTGCTGCCGAAATAGGCAAAGGTAAAAGTTTTGCATCTGCGTGGGAAGGCATGTTCGGTAGTGTCGAATACAGTTCTGTTATGAACAAAGAAGTCGGCCGTGACATTACTATCGACTGGGAAGATGGCGGAAACGATACGCTATCTGCGGCACAGGCGCATGATTTGATATTTGAAAGCAATCAGCCATGGATGCTTAGTGCCAACGGTACTATCTTTACCTACGATAAGGAAGGTATTATTCCTGGACTGTTAAAGCGTTGGTATGCTGAACGTAAAGAAATGCAGGCCAAATTAAAAGAATGTATAAAGGCGGGAAATAAAATTGAAGAAGAATATTGGGACAAGCGTCAACTTGTTAAAAAGATTTTGCTTAATAGTCTGTATGGTGCTATTCTTAATCCTGGCTGTCGTTTCTTTGATAACCGGATTGGTCAATCAACCACACTTACTGGACGAGCCATTGCTCGTCATATGGCTGGCAAAGTAAATGAAATTATTACAGGAACTAACGATCACACAGGTAAAGCAATTATCTATGGTGATACCGATTCGTGTTATTTTTCAGCTTACACAACTTTAAAGAAAGAAATTGACAAAGGGTCAATTCCTTGGAGTCGAGAAAACGTTGTTGATCTTTACGATACTATAGGAGAAGAAGTAAATGGAACATTTCCCAAATTTATGCAAGACGCCTTCCACTGTCCAAAAACACGAGGGGAGGTCATTAAAGCAGGTCGCGAGATTGTTGCTTCCAAAGGACTATTCATTACCAAGAAACGATACGCTGTTCTCTACTACGACAAAGAAGGCAAACGAGCAGACATTGAAGGCAAGCCAGGCAAGATCAAAGCTATGGGGCTGGACCTCAAGCGTTCAGATACCCCGGTTGTTATCCAAGATTTCTTAAGCGAAGTGTTGACTCAGGTATTGAACGGTGCTGAAAAAGAACAAGTACTGAATTACATTACTGACTTTAGAACCGAGTTTAAACTTAGACCGGGTTGGGAGAAAGGCTCGCCAAAACGTGCAAACAACATTTCTCAATATCGAGACAAAGAAAAGAAAGCCGGTAAGACCAACATGCCCGGGCATGTTCGAGCAAGTCTTAACTGGAATACACTGAAACGTATGATGGATGACAAGTACTCAACGCAGATTGTTGATGGTGCTAAAGTTATTGTATGTAAACTCAAGGAGAATCCAATGGGGTATACCTCAGTGGCATATCCTGTAGACGAATTGCGATTACCGCAATGGTTTAAAGACCTACCGTTTGACGATGGCGAAATGGAAACTACAGTCATTGATGAAAAGTTAGGAAATTTAATTGGTGTTCTAGAATGGGATATCAGTTCAACTCGAAGTGATAACAACTTCAACAAATTATTTGATTTTGAGTAAAATATATTTGCTTTTTACCTACGATCTAAATATAATATTAACATAACCGGAGAAATCTAAATGAAAGACATTTTACAAGACATCGTAAGCCATACACAAAATCTTGGCTTTTTAACTACAGTTAAAATTACAGGTACTGACAAAGGTACAACTGTTAACTCAATGGCTGAGGATCGCTCAGTTATTATGGAAGCAGAAACTGCTAATCCTTATCCAGACATGCTTGGTGTGTTTGGAATGCCACAATTGCAAAAATTAAAATATTTGCTTGATGGTAGCGAGTACAAAGACAATGCTAAAATTAGTATTACTACAGCCGATCGCAACGGTGAAACATTGCCAGTTGGTTTACATTTTGAAAATAAAGATGGCGACTTTAAAAACGATTATCGTTTTATGTCAACAGAAATTATTAACGAAAAGATGAAAACTGTAAAGTTCCGTGGAGTTAAGTGGGACGTAGAAGTTGAGCCAACTGTTAATGCAGTACAACGCTTCAACTTCCAAGCAGGTGCTAACAACGAACATCCAACCTTCCTTGCTAAAACAGAAAGCGGCAACTTGAAGTTTATCTTTGGTGATGCCAGTACACACGGTGGTGAGTTTATTTTTGCACAGAACGTTGCAGGTAAACTAGCCTTAAGATTGCAGATGTCAACAACACCAAGATGTCTTTGTCAAATGAAGGTGCTATTCAGATCACTCTAGACAGCGGGTTGGCAACTTACAAATATATTATTCCAGCACAAGCTGCCTAAATATGATCAAAGGCCTACTAGGTAACAGCGGACTAACAGTATCTGGTGGTAACACCAGTGTACCATATGTTAATCAAAATACTAATAACCCCATGCAAGGTGTGGTTCGTGTATGGGGTAATGAGCTGCAAGCATTTGACGGCAACATATGGGTCAATATGAGTACTAGCTATGCTAGCGTAGGCCTAGATCATGAAACACAAAATTTATTATCTTGGGCAAAAAGTAAACAACGCCAAGAGATTGAAATATTAGAAATAGCTACAAAAAACGAGGCCGTTCGCATTGCACTAGAGAATGTAAAAGAGGCACAAGAACAACTAACAATAATTGCACATTTATCGAGAGAACATGAAACAACCAGTTAACTTAACCCCATTACAGAAAGACTACGCTGTGTATTTGCCAGCTATCAGTTCTTTCTATTCTACCTATGTTGCAAAACAA